CACCGAAGTGCACCACTAACTTCTAAAACTTAAATGAGTGTATTTCATAAGTACATTATACACCATTCTGTCTATACTATTTTAAATTTATAACGTCATCCTATTATTCGGAGCGGGTGCGTCAATACCCGTAGAATAGTGCTCCAGTGACGTTATCCTATTTATGGTCAGAGACCAAGGGAGTGGGTACGTCAAGCCCACGAAATAGTGCTCCATAAGTAAATATCAATAAATTTAAAACAGTACCGTCTGCAGTATAATGCTCCGATCTGGATTGCTTCAATACTTATTTTAGCTTCCTAGTGGAAACAATCTTTTGTTCCTCTTCATCGTCACTATGATCAAGATTAGCATATTTGGTTACTTCTTTGATATCATCAAGAATTTTTGGTTTTGGTTTCGAATTAGAGCGCACTGTTTTCTTAAGAGTTATTGTCTTGTACATTGGTGCGTCCATTTTTCCACCATTCTCTCACCCACCGATATTGAGACTATTACCATAGCCTAATTTTCAATGTTTTGCGGTGAAAGCTACTGATGCCATTCGAAGTATATCGCCTGCCATAATTCAGGCTGCCGTTCGCATATTAAATCCTAACATTCTGAAACCGTCGCCTATAGATACATTTGAAGTTACGTTGGGTCCTTCAGCAAAAACTGATGAGAATACATTAGTTAAGGTACCTGCAACATCCCTTCATAGCTCGAATCCTGGAATGCCTGTGGCTAGTGTTGGACCAGTCACAAACCCAGTAACATTACCTCTTAGTGCTCTGAGAAAATTGATCTCAGGGTAATAATTGCCTGCCACGTCATTATACGAAGAATATAGGTAGTCACGCAAATCTTCTGGAACATTTACAGTAGTGGCTATTTCTTTATAAATATCTCAGGGGTATTCCCTATTCTTTCCACTATCATCACTGATTGATGTGTTTTGACCTGTAAATGCTATCCCGCCATGATCCATGTGGGCTTCATACATCGTTATGTCGTAGGCAATTGAGAGCACACCTGCTAATAAAGGAGGTTCTGGACCAGAGTCACTAGCTAGGTATATTCTAATTGGGTAAAATTGGCCTATATCTTTCCTTTCAACCATATCATCTTCGGGGTGTACGATTTTGTATCTATTAAACTGACACATACCTTTGACATCTACATTATAGGTAAAGCCTGACCTCACGGAATAAGTAATTGGTTTATGTTGACCATATATCGCTTCCATTGTCGATAAGGGTACATCTAGAGGGTCATATTCTGTGCAAAGGTGTAAACAACCATTAGCGCTCATATTACATACTGAGGCATACACTAAGGTTATTTTATTGAGAGAAAAATACTCGAATGTTCTTGATTGGGCTCTTAATCTTGGGCAACCAAAAGTTGCTAGACCTGGATTTATATCTATGATACCATCAGCTACGTAAAAGTCACTTGTGGTTGCTACAGCACCTCACAGTTCTGTGCCAGTTACTCTAATAGAATCTTGAGTACCTTTAAAAGCTACCCTGGAGTTATTAGGTTTGGATGGTATGAGCCCTAAACTAATCTGTGATTTATTCTGCTTTTTCTTTTTCTTAGTTTTCGGTTTGGTGGTTATGTTCTTTTGAACATAGACTTTGGTCATTTTCTTCTTTTTCTGCTTTTTGTTTTTGTTTTTAATTTTGGAATTTTCTTCCATAATTTTATTTTAGTGGTTGGTAAAAAGTGTTTGGTATTTTTGTGTACCACTAGGCTAAAAATAAGTATGGTCGCCAACCCACATTTATTCTGCTTAACATGCCCATTGAGCTTCCTTTGCTACAGCAGTGCAAAGGCCTTGAGAAGTGAAAGAATATAATGGTTTCTTCTCAAGTTGCTTAGATATTTCATCGAAGACATCCGACATGTCCCCGTATATTGCCATTAAAAATTCAGTGCAATCAACATCATAATCAAAATAGGATTCATTCAGATTCCATCTGAGTTTTAGCTCATCATATAATTTAGTATCAATTGGTGAATTTAATTGTGTCATACGTACTTCAATGCTCCGCGAATAAGTTTCACAAATCTTTTTGAAGAAAGGAATCTTACCTAGTGCCATAATCCTTTGCTGATAAGCATATAATCATGTAGCTACTTGACTAGGAGTTTTGTAACTTGTACCAGAATAATAACCACCATGGTTTAAAAATGCTAAGGGTTTAGTAATATGTTTATATGTACATTCCAATGCCCCCTTGCTATCTTCAGTCACACAAGGTACAAAAATTCCCCCTAAAAAGTAATGAGGGGTTCCTAATTTTGCGGATTCCATAGGATCTTGAGGCATAATCTTTACTTTAGACACAAAACCTAAACGAGCAAAATTTAATGTTAAATCTTGATTAGGTCTATCTTCCGTGAACATGAATGTATCATCCCCTTGAACAGTCATTCCTAACTTTCCTCTTTCCACGGTTTTGAATACTTCACCCAAAGAATCTTTGGTAATTTCACCATCATTATCCATAGCCATTGCTAGCATATGTAATACAACAGAATTAATACTATTTCCAAAAGACGTAAAAGGACTTCCACTTCTACGTATAAATTTCCTATCGTACTTGACCTTATTAAATTCCAAAGGCATTTTTGCCAATTCATCTAATTTTTTAGTCAACTCACGAGTATCGATCCCTAATTCTTTTCCAATCAAAAATGCGGCTTTCATCTCAAATCCATATGTGAATTCATTCTGTGAGCCTTCAT